ATCCATGTATTCTCCATTAAAAAAGCCCCTACACCGATAGGGAGGGGCTTTTTATTAATTAACCAAGTTCGTTAACTGCTTCTTTGTCGGTACCTGCATCATCTGCACCGTCGTCACCGTTTGCAGCATTCTGCAAGCGTTGTAGTGTGGCCAAAACATCTGCGGCCGTAGCGCGAGGGTACTTAGCGTCAATTTCTTTATCTGCTGCGATAAGTGCACGCTCATTTTCATTTAGCGAGCGTTGCTTGCAGCGCAACACTGAAAGGGTGTACTCAACGTTATATGCAAGTGGTCCGGTTTTGGCACGCTTGAAAACAACATCCCAACCCGTGTCCATATCTGTAGGATCGCCCAAGTCTTCGGCAGCAGTCATAATCTGCTCAAAGAGCTTCTTCTTCAGATTCAGCACTTTAGCTTTACCGTCGCGTGGATCGATACAGTTAACTGAGTAGCTCCAGCTGCACTTAGCGTCTGGGAAGAATTCTTGAACGTGATCCACTTCTTTGTTGTTGAAGCGTTCTTCTTCACGGTCAAAAGAGAGACATTCTACAGGAATATCCTTGTTATTAGTACCTTTGAGCCAGTACACATAACGTGGTAGCAATCCACCAAACAAACGAACAGTGTTTTCACCGTCTTTGTAATCGTAGGATTCTACGGAGTTCTTGATTGCTTTGCCTTTGGTTTTATTGAATGATAGTGCCATTTTATATTGTCTCGTGTTTAAAGTGAATTTTGTTGTTTGCTATGTTCAGCAATGGATTGTGTTTTAACATAGATGTATCTATGTCGGGGTAGCTAGATAGGTCTAAATACGTTACTGAGTAAACTTTAAATAACATATAGGACCGTCTGGCGGCTAGTCTGATATACTGTGCTACATAGGAGGGGTCTGTAAGATTGTCGTAAATTATAGGCTCTGGATTCCTTAGAAAACTCTTACCATACATCTTATTTCTACTATATTGCGTATACCTGTAATTAGCCTTAACTGGGGCATTTTGATAGAAATGCTTTAAAGTAAGTCGCAGCAGTTTAGGGTCACCCTTTGTAACTGTCTCTAAGTTTTCAAGGTTGAATAATAGTATCATAATGTGTCGCTAGAACATATATTATACCAATAATAGGCTATACGCGCAAGACCAAATTTTAACACCTATTAACAACCCAGCCTTGTTTTAAGTAAAAGCCTAGTCTAGTCTCATTTTGCTTCCTGCTTGCATGATCCGAGAAGTTTACATCGTAAACTTCAGGTGCTATCTTGTCATCATGCTTTCGCATAATACGACCAATAATCTGCTCAATTAACCCATCAAAAGACATAGGCTCTGCTAGGATAACCGCGCTCAATCTATTCATTGAGATACCTTCTGAGAAGATTTGCCTGCTACCAGCAATGCAGCTCTTTTCACCTTTGTCAATTTGTTTGGCGATATCTTTTCGTTGCTGGAACGAGGTGTTACCAGTAACCAACACACACGAGTCTCCGACATATTCCTTAACCTTTTCTAGAAATTCAATACGACTTGCGATTACCAGTACTGTATGCCCTTTATCAATGGCTATACAGGCTAATTTAGCTATAAACTGCTGATAATCGTCATCGTACAGTAGTTTATTAATTTTATTGGCCCACGCCATATTAAGGTCTAGAAATACTCCCGGACGCAGAATATTAACAATAGGATTAACCGTATTGTCTACAGCAGGGGTATGTACATCATTTGAGAAAAAGTCAGTAAGTAGTACGTGTTTGCCATCTTTACGTTGCATTGTACCACTAAGACCAATCCTATATCTAGCGTAGAGTGCATCTATTACGTCTGTAAACGTAGTAGCAGGTACGTGGTGGGCCTCATCTAGGATGATAAGGCCGAACTCCCTACCTATCTCAGTTTTATACTTTATAAGGCTCTGTATGTTAGCAATTACAATAGCATGATCTTCAATATCAAATTTACCACTACCAATACATCCCACAGGCATACCAAATAAGGCTTCTGCTTCCTCTATCCACTGATCTCGAAGTGTGGTTGTATGTGTGATGACTAGCGTCTTTTGACCTAATTTGGCTGCTAAGTGTAGTGCGGTGAACGTTTTACCCCAACCCACTTTAGCGTTGATAAAGCATGTATCATCTACCTCGTCGTATACCGCTATCTGAGATTCCCTAAGATCAAACTTAGGGTCTGGGAAAGGGACATCTACAAATACGCGCTTATCGAGTACTTCGTAGTCGTCGGGTATTAGATCAATCCTACCCTGTGGTAAACTAATAATACCTTTAGGTAATAGCTTATAGTTCTTTAGGAACTCAATCTTCTTCTTTGGATTTAGTTTACCATTAGGTAGTCGCTGAAATGAATTTGATTCAAGTCTGTATGTAAGGCTTTCGGTAATTAATTTTAATTGTGCGTCGCTTGGTTTGTCTAAGTATATTCTGTTTGATATAATTGCTTTTGGCACTAAATGAGCCTCCATGAATCTTTGTATTGCTGGTCGTATACACCATAGAGTATATGTAAGCCTCTATATTCTAGAATTGCCGCGTACTGCATATAACTTCTAACTATGAACATAGTCTTAAAGCGTTCTGGAATACCGTAAACTTCTATCGAGGAACCAGTCCTTCGTCCAGGGATAATATGTTTAATTTTTCTAAATACTAGCTTGGCTCTTATACTCTTTTTATACTTGAAAATAAACCCGTTAGAGTCTATAAACCAGTAATCGCTACGCGCCATTTTAAGAAAATCACCCATAAAGAAGATTGCTCTCCTTAGTGGGTATAATGGAGCGCCCTGATTCTTCATCCTAAGTCTGCGCGAAGCCAGGGTGCCAGCACCCTGGTTGGCGTCATCAACTAACTTAATATGTACAGTGACTGTATTGTCATCAACATTTAGGTAGCTGTTTTTATAGTAAACAACACCCTCGTGTTTAAGCGGCTGCGTATTCGTCAGCCTGAACACGGGAAAGGACACCCGACTCAAGGTCGTAATACTTTTCAAACTTTCCGAAGCTATAGTCATCCCCTACCTCTTGATCTACCCCAACAGGGAACATAGGAATAGAGCATCCTCTATCCTTCTGAGTACAACGCCTCATAATAGCTGAGTATTGCTCAACGTGGTCCTCTCTTACTACGGCAACAATAGAATCGTGTACCAACATAATAATGTTAGCGTCTAGACCCAATAGCTTAATCTCATTTGCTGTATCAATAGCACCAAGTAAGTTCATGTCTGAAGCTAGACTTTGTACTTCGGCATTAATACCGGAGCGTACTTCGTGTGCTGCAATACCCTTGTCAGCACTGAATACGTTAGGTAGACGACGCTTGCGACCAAAGAAACTATAGGTATAACCGTTAGTTTGAATAAAGCTCTTACGAGAATCTAGCCAAGCCTTCAGTCTCTTGAATCTAACAAAGTACGCTTTAATGTCAGAACGAGCATCCTCAACAGAATAGTCACTATCTGGCGAACCCTTGACAACACTAGCAACCACCGTAGCTGGTCCAGATCCGTATAGGATACCGAACGAAATAGCTTTAGCAGCCTGACGCATCTCAGGGTACAGCCTCTTTACATCATCAATCTCACATGGTAAGTTGAATACCATCTTTGCAATAGTAGAGTGGAAGTCGCCGCCGGAGCTAAACACCTTCATCAACTCTGTATCACCAGAAAGCACAGCCGCGTAGTACATTTCGGCTGTGGTCAAATCCTGTGACACAATCTTGTAGCCTTTTGGTGCTACAATACAACCCTTGATAATTGGGTTATCACGAGGTAGTTGTTGTGCGTTGAACTTACCGCTACTAGACAGTCTACCAGATGTTGTAAACGTCAGGTTGAAGTTAGTACGAATACGCTGATCTCTATCTAGCTGCGGAATGATCTTTGTAATATAGCTACTCTGAATCTTAGCAAGCCTACGCATGTTAAGAATAGATTTTGGTAGTGGATGATCCTCTGATAGAGTTTCCAGCACCTCTGCGTCTGTAGAGATCGCTCCGGCTTTGGTCTTCTTACCTGTAGGAGTCAGCTTAGCATAATCAAACAGTACTTTACGCAACTGTAGTACAGAAGCAGGATTAAAGATACTACCAGAGTCTGCCTCGAAGTCTTTCACGGCCTGAAAGCTATAAATAACTTCTT